ATGTTTGCATCAATTAAGGACGCGTTGGCCAAGCCAGCGCAAGGAAGTAGCACAACTAGCAATATTATGCGGTTGAAGACGGGTAACACATATGTGTTACGATTAGTTCCAAACGCAAAGGAACCAAGCAAAACATTCTTCCATTATTATTCACATGGATGGGTGAGTGAAGCCACTGGGCAGTTTCAGAGCGCTATTAGCCCACAAACATGGGGTGAAAGAGATCCAATTGCAGAAGCACGATATAAGATTTCTCGCACTGGTTCAGAGGAAGAAAAAGAAAAGGCACGAGCGTTAAATCGAAAGGAAAATTGGCTCATTAATGTATATGTGGCTAAGGATCCAGAAAATCCAGAAAACGAAGGTAAGGTTAAGATTCTTCGCTTTGGACGACAGCTCCATAAAATTATTATGGAAGCTATTGAGGGAGAAGACGCGGATGAGTTTGGTGAGCGTATTTTTGATCTTACTAAGAACGGTTGTAGTTTAAAGGTTAAGGTTGAAGAGCAAGGTGGTTATCCGACTTATGTTAGTTCACGATTTGCGGCACCCACTAGTCTTACTGGTATTACTGCAGATACAGTAAACGATGTATATGACAAGGTATATGACCTTGAAAATGTATTTCCAGTAAAAAGCTACGACGAGCTAACGACAATGCTTAATGAGCATTACCATGGGGTTGATGGGTCTGCACCAGAGCCAGAATCTCCAGCACCGGCATCTACTAAAGCTGAAGAAGACGATGATCTTAATTTCGATGATGTCGAGACTTCGTCAAACTCTTCTGAGCCAGTAGATGACGATAAAGTAAAAGAGCTACTTGATAGCCTGGATTAAAGGTATATGGGGGAGGGTAACCTCCCCTTTTTATAAAATGTTAACACCACAACAGGAAGAAGCCGCGTTATTTGGAGCTATAAATGAACTAAATAAAGACGCCCATCTTTTAAATAAAGGGATAGCTCCAAATGAAGGTGTTAAGGCAATTCCTTTACAGAAAGAAATATATGGAAAACCGAAACCACCACCACAACATATTCCTCAACCACAACATATTCCTCAACCTCAAGCTCCTGTACAGCAACACATACAACCTCAACAAGATCTGACCCCTCTTATTGAACGAATTACATCTGTAGAAAAACAGGTAACAAGATTTGTCAATCTGATTGAGCGTAATGTTGCAAAAAATGCAAAAGAAATTAATATAAGAATCAAATTAAACGAAACTAATGATTCTACCGATAGCAAGTAAAGACAATTTTATTAAAAGCTTTCTCAACCCAGTGTCGAGACTAGCTCCGTCTACCACATTAGATGTTGATGGTAAAATATCAGCAGTCGTACACAACAATTCAAATATTTTTTTACGAGCGGAATACGAAGTAAATTGGCCAGATCACCCTCAAGAAACAATAATATGTCTACCAGATACAGTAAAGTTAATTAAAATTTTATCTTGTTTAGATGAAGACTCAATTGATTTAAAAGTAGAAGAAAATTGTATTACATATAACAATAATAATAATAGATTTAAATATCATTTATTTGATGATAGCTTACAGTCAAAAAACGCATTTGATTTTGCAAAAATTAATAATATTAACTTCGGTACACAATTCGAATTAACTAGAGAAAAAAACAGTGCTTTATTAAAGGCATTACCGTTTGTTACAGAAACAAGTAAAGTATATTTAAAGACTGAAGGTAATAGTGTTTATGCAGAACTATCTGATAAAAAGATACAAAATGTAGATAGTTACACTGCACTAATCGCAGATAAATTTCAAGGGGACGATTTAGATTATGAACTTATACTTGATGTAGAATTGTTTAGATTAATATCTACATTAAGCTTTGAAAGCGCAACAGTATATATAAATAACGAATATAAAATGTTAATGCTAAAATTAGATATTCATGAAAGCCGTCTTACGTTTGTAAGTACTAGTTATAAGAATTAATGAAATCTAAAAATAAAGTAACAACCTGTGGATACTTCATTAAAAGACTACGAGATAATGGATATACAGTAAATAGAATTTTTAATGAATACTCTAGACATGATTGTCGAAAATGGACTATTATGATTGAGCCTAGAGTTGCATCATTATATATAACCTGTTATGTTAATATGGACTGGAATGAAGATCAAATGTTTGAACTTAACGACGGTATAAAGTTTAAAAACTTACAATTAAAAACAGATAGTATGGAAGTTATATTAACCAAACTAATAGATAAAAATATTCTCCCGAGTGAAAAAAACAACTAAAAATAAAAATTTTGATAATCTTCTCAAAACAAGTATAAACGCAGCTGAAGATATTAGTAACGGAAACGAGCAAGGTCTATCTGTCATGAACGACTATCTATCAGAATACCTAAAATCCTTTGTATTATTAGGATATGATACAAAAGGAGAAAGTGTAGTTATTCTATCTGGTAAAACTGCTCAAGATTATGATTCGTTAGAAACATTATTAAGACGAATTGGTAATATAGATTTTTTTAATAACATACAAGAAGAAAAAGACACATGAACAAAGTAATTGTTTTAGGTAACGGTTATATCGGTAAAAAGACATATAAGTATCTAACGTCAACAATGACAGAATTTGACGTAGTGAACATAAATACATATCCCTATGATAACCCTGGCTTACTTAAAGAAACATTATTTAGCGACATTAAATCCGAGTTTAATACCTATGAACAAAAATGGTTAATAAACTGCGTTGGATATACAGGAAAGCCAAACGTTGATGCGTGTGAAAATGATAAACAAAAATGTTGGAATTTAAATGTTACATTTCCAACTATATTGGCTGATTTTTGCTTACAGAATAACATCAAAATCATAAACATTAGCTCAGGCTGTATATATGATGGTTCAGAAATCTATACTGAAGAAGATGAGCCTAATTTTGGAATTTCTAGTAAAGATAGTAGCTGGTATAGTAGAACAAAACATGCAGCAGAACTAAGCCTCTCGGTGTATCCTAATGTATATACATTAAGGATACGTATGCCTATATGTAACGACTTTAACTCAAGTAAAAACTATTTAACAAAGTTATTAAAGTATAATAATCTATTACAGGAGACAAATTCAAAAACAGTAATTGACGATCTAATTTACATGATCAACAGATTAATTAATATGAGATCAGTACCAACAGGTATTTATAATTGTGTAAACCCCGAGCCTCTTAACACAAAAGAAGTTACTGAAATTTTAGATCATTATGGTATGTGGAATCCACACTGGAAATTTATTAATTATGAAGAATTAAAAGAACATATTTCTGCTAATAGATCAAACTGTGTATTATCAATCGATAAATCTGTTGAGTTTGGTCTTCAATTTCCATCAGAGAGGGAATCTTTAAACCGTATACTTGGTCCAAATGAAGAATAAAAATATATTAGTAACCGGAGGTCTAGGTTTTATTGGAAGTCACTTTATAGAGCTACTCAATAAAAAATGTACAAATTGCAAAGTAACGATAATTGATACCTTCGCGTATTGTGTATCTGAAAAAACAGACGACTATTTATGGGACATGTATAAAAAGTCTAGTAATGAATTAGATATAATATATGTAAGTATCTCAGATTTTAAATTAGATAAAGAGTATGATTATATTGTAAACTTTGCAGCTGAATCACATGTAGATAACAGTATTACCGGTGGGGATGTTTTTATCGATAGTAATTATATAGGTGTATATGAATTACTAAAACAACTTCCCGATAACACGAGATTTCTTCAAGTAGGTACAGATGAAGTTTATGGTAGTTTACAGTTTAATTCTAGTCCTAGCGAAGAATATGATACCTTAGATCCATCGTCAATTTACTCTGCTACAAAAGCAGGAGCCGATTTATTAGCGTTATCTTTTAATAGGACATATAAAAAAGATATTATTATAACTAGATGTACAAATAATTTTGGGCCAAGACAGTTCCCGGAGAAGTTTATACCAGTTGTTATTAATAAAATTCTCAATAACGAAAAAATACCCGTCTATGGGAACGGGGCGAATATGAGACAATGGATATATGTAAAAGATCATTGTGAAAAAATATTCAATGTATTACAATTTGGTCAATCAGGAGATATATATAATTTAGCTCCAGATTATGAATCAGAATTTTCTAATCTTGAAATTGTAAAAATAATTTTATCTGAACTTAACAAATCAGAAAAATTAATTAGTTATGTAGAAGATAGAAAAGGCCATGACTTAAGATATAGCTTGAGAGATTCAAACTATAGATCAATGATGATACAATTAGGAGAGCAATTAAATCTGCCAGGAACAGAAAAAACATTTGCCGATGATTTAAGATATACTATAATGTGGTATAAGGAAAATGATGAATGGTGGAGTAAGCAATCTAATAATTGACGGTAATAATTTACTTTATCGTATCTTTTGGACGAGTAATTATAAAATAGAAGAAGATAATAATCCTGGTCAAATTTTTCTATTTTTAAGATCTCTTAAATCATATGTAGATAAATTTCAGCCAAATAATGTTTATTGTACTTGGGATAAGAAGCTAAAATGGCCGTCTACTAATTTTCGTCGCGAAGCTACTGCAGTAGAATATAAAGCAGGAAGAGATGATGAAAAATTTAAAAATGTTTTTGAGAACGCAGAAAAAATACAAGAACTTATTTCTGATTTAGGTGTACATAATATATACCCACTTCGAATGGAGGCAGACGATTTAATGGCGTTTCTGTCTCACAAACTAGAAGGGCCAAATGTAATAGTAACAACAGATAAAGACTTATTACAAACAGTAAGTAAAGATACTCGAGTATATAGTCCTATAAAAAAGAAAATAGTTACTTTAGATAACTTCGAAGAATATACAGGTGTAAAAAAAGAATACTATATTTCTTTTAGAGCTGTAACAGGTGATAAGTCTGATAATATTCCTGGTATACCTAGATATGGTATAAAACGATTTCTCAAATTAGAACATAATATTATATCTACTCATGATAATGGTCCAACGGCGTTAATTAGTACCGACGAATTAACAATTGACCAGTGGAAGATATATGAACGAAACTGGTTGTTAATGGATCTTAAAAAGGGTTATAATTATTATGATGACGAAGTACCTGCCTATGAAAAACAATTAAAAG